TGAAGTAATGACAAGCATCCTGACCCCTACCGAGGCAGCAACTGTTTTGCGCTGCGAGACTGATGATCAGAATATGCTGGATCTGCTGAACCAGGTGGACGCGTACATCGAAAACGCAACCGGGTGGAAGTGGACCGAGGATGAGGCGATCAACCCGACCGCCAAGGCAGCGGCCAGGATGCTTTTAGTTCAATGGCACGAAAACCCAGCACAACTGGGTGCCGAAAATGAAACGCCGCTTGTGTTTGGACTGAACTCGGTATTGCTCCAGCTAAAAGCAGAAGCGGCAAGATTGAAAGAGCTTGTCACATGAAAATCGGCAGGACCACGACTAACCCAGGAGAGCTGCGAACAAAGATCACCCTGGAAGAGCGAAAACTCGAAAAGGATCCCGGTGGATTTGCCAGCCCTGTTACGGGTCGGCAGATTCAGATTTGGTGTCGATGGACCAATGCCCACGGACAGGAACTCTGGCAGGCTGATGCAGCTGGATCCAGTCGGAGTGCCACTATTTTGATCAGATATCAGGCGGAGCTGGATGAGACCTGGAGAGTAATCTACCGGGGAAAAATCTGGGAAATACGTTCGATCGACAACGTGCGAGAGCGGGACGAATACCAGGAGCTCAGAGTTTCCATGATTGGAGCAGGGTGATGAAAGTCGGGCTGAAAATGCCAGCAAACCTACAGCAAATGCTGGAAGATCTTGACGAGCTGGAGCGATCGCAGATAGATGAAATAGCCGGCGATATGCTGGATGCCGGAGCTGAGGTTGCCCTGGCAGGCATGCAACGGCGGGTTCGTGTCCGAACCGGTAAACTCAAAGACTATCTCAAGCGGAGCGAAATCAAACAAGACGGAAACGTCTCTTTCGTAGAAATCGGATTGATTGGTGCACCTGGAGAGGTTGTCCGGTATGGGACGGTGAATGAATTTGGATCGTCAAGTGTGAAGGCACAATCGTTTTTGCGCGCGACCATGACAGAAGATAAGACGAAGATCTACCGGGCAATGAAAGCCCGTCTGAAAGCCAGAGGGATTGAGTAATGGCCATAACAATTTGGTCGAGGACTCTGAGCGCGCTTAGTGGTCTGGGTGTGCCGGTCGAGAATAACCGGCTGGTATCGCAGACCGGCGAGGCGTTGCCTGATCGTTATATAACGTTTCAGGTAATCTCAACTGTCCCGGAAGGGCATGTGGATGACCACGAGGTCCTGCGAAATCACCTGGTACAGCTAAATTTATGGTCAAAAGATGGATTCGAGAGCTTCCCGGATGTGGAAGCAGCTATGTTGGCAGACGGTTTTTTATTCCAGGCTGAACGCGACATGGATTACACAGAAACTGGCCACTACGGCCAGAGCAAGGATTTTCTTTTTTTGGAAGAAAAGGAGTAAGAAATGACTGTAGGACAAGGAGAATATAAAAGCCAGGTTGGGCTTGATAAGCTGCATTACGCTCCGGTAACGAAAGATGATGCAACGGCGTACACCGCCACGACACCGGTTTATCTGGCACCGGTGGCAACAGCAAAGGTTTCGACGACTCGAAACACGAACACGCAATACGCAGATGATGGGGTGTTTGACACATCAAGTGCTGAAAGTGAAAGCTCGGTTGAGATCGAGGTAACCAACGTCCCGTTGGAGACGGCGGCACTCTTGACCGGCAAGACTTATAACTCCACCAATGGCATGTTGATCGAGGGCAGCGGCGGTGTCCCGCCAGAGTATGCACTGCTGTTCCGCTCAAAGAAATCGAACGGGAAATACAGGTACGTTTGTTACCTAAAGGGGAAATTCACCCTGGCTGATGAAGAATTTGGGACACTGGAAGCTAGCCCTGCCCCCAAACTTGCCAAGCTGACCTTTACCGGTTTGAACACAATTTTTGCGTTTACAACCGCGACTGGGAAGACAGAAACGGTCAAAGTGGTGAAGGCGGATGAAGACGTGGCCGCTTCGGCTACATTAGTGGCAGGGTGGTTTACAGCGGTCCCTGTCCCTGTGGCGCCTGCGTAGTACTGCCTCTCTGAGACTGTGCCAAAGAAAAAGTGAAGGCGGGATAAGGTTGAAACTCATCCCGCCTACCAAAAAGGAGTGCCATGCCAAAATTCTCAATTGAACTGAAATTGTATGATGATGAAAACGAAGAAAAGGCGGTTTATCGCCAGAGCTTTATCCCCTTCCGCCTCCTGAAAGAGGCTTTCAAGCTCCAGAAGTGGACCCAGGAGTTGCAGGATCCTCAGAATGTGGATCCGGAAGTAGTGGACAACCTGGGCGATTTTGTAGTGACCTTTTTTGGCAACAAGTTCACCCGGGACGAGTTGATGGACGGTGCAGAGTTTAGCGAGGTGCTGGCTGTGATTACTCAGATCGTGAGTAAGATCAACAACCCAAATCCCAACCCGCCTCTGGTGTAGATCCGGAGGCGGTTGATGATGATCGCGAGACTCTGGACGTGCTAATGGACATACAACTTATGTTGGTGAGGAGTTTCAACTGGTCGCTGGCAGATATCGACCGGACAGACGCGGTTAGCTTGTTTGATTTTGTTAGGCATGTTTCCAGCAAGGGTGAACAAAGCCCAAACAGGCAACTCTATGCTGAGGATGTGTGGTAATGCAGCCTAAGGAGCTAGTTGATGGCTAAAAACAGTGGAAGCAGCGCATTAAATTCCAGCATGAGCCTGGACTCGACCGATTTCAAAACGGGCATTTCGTCCGCGAATCGGGAACTGAGGGTGTTGGACAGCCAGTTCAAGGCCGGCGTGGCAACCCTGGGAGATTGGACTAAAAGCTCAGAAGGTTTGGAAAAGCGGGCTGAGATGCTCAGCCAAAAGATGAGCGTGCAAGCAGGTAAAGTCGCCGCGCTTGAATCGGAATATGAAAAAGTTTCGGAAGCTCAAGGAAGTAACAGCCGAGCTGCTCAAGAGCTTGAAATAAGGCTCAACAAGGAACGAGAAAGCCTGGGAAAGATGTCGTTGGAGTTGGCTACCACCGAACAATCTCTTGTTGATATGGCGGACGAATCCGGGAAGACAGGCAAAGAGACAAAGAAACTTGGAGACGAAAGTAAGAAGTCTGAAAAAGACGTCAAAACTTTGGGGGACCGGCTAAAAGATCTAGGAAAAGGCACTGCCTCTATGCTTGCAGGAGTAGGAGATAAGATTGCCGGGCTGGGCAAGGCAGCTGGATTAGCCATCGGCGGCATGGCAGTAGCCGCCGGAGCCGGGGCAATCAAGCTGGGTCAAGCTGTCATTTCAGGTTTTGGGGATCTGGAACAGAGCTTGGGCGGTTCGGAAGCTGTTTTTGGTGACTTTGCTGGAAGGATGCAAGCGATCGGTGAAGATGCTTACAAGAACATGGGTGTGACCCAAAACCAGTATCTGGAAACAGCCAACAGAATGGGTGCGCTTTTTCAGGGAAGCGGACTGGACATTGAGAAATCGGCTGATCTGAGCTCCAGGGCGATGCAGAGGGCAGCTGATATGGCAAGCGTGATGGGCATCGATATGCAGACTGCCCTGGATTCGGTTGCCGGAGCTGCCAAGGGTAACTTCACCATGATGGACAATCTGGGCGTTGCCATGAACGCAACGACAATTGAAGCATATGCTGCTTCAAAAGGGTTAGATTTTGTTTGGGCGTCTGCCAGCCAGGCCGAAAAATCAGAGATGGCTATGCAGATGTTTTTCGAGTCTACAGAGCAGTATGCCGGCAATTTCGCCAAAGAAAGCACCCAAACGATTAGTGGGTCCCTGGGGTTGTTGAAAGCGGCTGTGGGTTCATTTACAGCAGGTTTGGGAAATGCCAACGCGGATATGACCAATCTGACGGAGAACGTTGTGGACGCATTCGGTTCGGTAGTTAAGAACATCGTGCCCGTCCTGGAAAATGTCGTAAAAGCGCTGCCTAAAGCCACAGATGGGATTTTGAAGGCCATTGGGGCGTTAGTACCGACGCTGCTACCAGTGATTACTGGAATATTTGTCCAGGTTTTGAATACGATAGTGGGCATGCTACCGCAGCTGGTGGGTGTTTTAGTGTCTGCCCTATCACAGATGTTTGGGGCGATCGTGGAGTTGTTACCAGATCTGGTTGACCTGGGAGTAGAAATCGTCACCTCACTAGTAGGAGCGATCGGCGAAATGGCGCCTATGTTGCTGGAAGCGGCACCGGAGTTGATCATGCAATTGGTGGACGGCCTTGTCCAAATGCTGCCTGAACTGGCAGCCACAGGTGAGAATATAATTACAGTTCTCATCGACGGGATTGGCAAACTTCTCCCCCAACTGATACCAGCAGCAGTGGGGATGATTGTAACGATCATCACTGGGATCGCTGGTGCACTGCCTCAGCTGATGACAAAGATCGCAGAACTTATTCCTCAGGTTGTAATTGTATTAATTGAAAATTTGCCTTTACTGATTGGAGCGGCCTTAGAGCTGATTGTCGCTTTGGTGGATGGCCTTGTGCAGGCATTGCCGGTTTTGATTGGGTATACACCAGAGATCATTACAGCGATTGTTGGAGCACTGGTGCAATCGTTGCCGATGATCATTAGTTCCGGGAAGCGAATCATAGAGAGCCTGATCAGCGGGATTAAAGGGTTGTTTGCTGCATTGAGAACCAGTGGATCTGATACAGTAACGAAGGTGCTAGATGGGATCAAATCAATGTTCTCGACGCTTTACAATAGCGGTTCAGACTTGGTTGGTAAGGTGATAGATGGTGTCAAAAACTCCTTCAGTGGGCTCTGGAACTTAGGCAGGGATATTGTTCTGGGCATTTGGGAAGGCATCAAAGCAAAATGGGCTGACTTGACATCTTGGGTTAGCAATCTGTTCAAAAATCTTATTGGTGGTGCTGAAGAGGACAATGAGGTCAATTCGCCCTCGCGGCTGTGGGCGAGACGAATTGGTGGACCTATCGCAGAGGGTATTGGCGTTGGATTCATGAGGGAAATGGACAATGTAGAGCGATCCATGCGAAAAACAGTAGCAGGCCTGCTGCCGACGATGGATATTGGAATCTCAGCGATGGGTATGCAGCCTTCCTTTGCGGGTGTTGGGCAGACAGTTGCAGCAGAAAGGCCACCCGTGACAATCAATGTCAATCCCAGTGAGCCAATCGATTATGAGCTACTGGCAAACAAGGTAGCACGGAAAGTGGTAGAGGGCTGGTAATGGCTAGCTTAGTATTTGTTTCAGGGTCCTCACGGATTGACCTCAATGAGAGGATTGGCTTGTTTTTGCTAGCTGGATATTATCCAGCGGTTGACGTGCAAGCAAAAACGATAACGGAATCAGTTAAAGTGCAGCTGCGCGGACCAATCTCAGCAAACATTCAGCAGCTGAACCGCTGGTTTGAGCGTGCCAGGTCAGATGATCCAGCTCAGGAAAAGGTCTATTTAGAATACAAAGTGGCTGATGGGGAAACCGCCTGGCGGAGCCGCATCTATGACGGCGCGGTGGTTGTGGGCAATGCACTTAGCAGGGAGTACCCTCGAGGTCGAGTGAACGTAGAGATCTCGTTTGAGAGAGATCCTTTTTGGGAAGGTCCGGAAACAGTATTGCCAATTGGGAATCTCAACTCGTCCGCCCCCGCACGGGTTTTTAATGCCAACGACGGAGATGGACAAGCCCCTAATAAAAGGATCAATTCTGCTTATGTGACCGGGAATATGATTCTCGGCGATCTGCCAACACCAGTAAAGTTGACCATCGAAAATTTATACACAGAAGATCTTGGGCATTTGTGGATTGGGATGAACAATACCCGACCAAACTGGTACAGCGGTTGGATGCTGGAAGCGGAAAGCGCTATTGGCATCACCCCTGTACCATCCGAGGTAGCCAGTGGTGGCGCAATCGCACAAGGGCAGCTGACATACGGATCCGCGCAGCCAATCTTACGTTGGGCCGTGACAGACGCGCTAGTATCAGCCATGAGAGGGCAACGGCTGAGGATGCTGTTACGGGCATTTTACACAGGCGCTTATCCCAATTTCAAATACAAATTGAGGATCGTTTCCGGGGTATCCATGCTTTGGGAAACGGATTGGGTCCGTGAATCACAGCTTTATGCCTTGAGATGGTTGGATATGTTTGAATTCCGCATGCCTCCCTGGCTAGAAGGGCAAGAAAATTTATCAGGGCTAACACTGGAGCTTTGGGCAACCCCAACAAATGCTGGAACATGGACCTGGGCATTTGATGATGTGATGCTGTTCTCTGAAGATGGATTTGTTAATCTGGATACCTCCGTGGTTCCCGGTGGCAAGCTGATAATCGATGGGGATAAAGGTTGGAGTGAAGATGTTGCTGGAAAAAAGAAGGGTTTGCACAAGATGATTGGCTCATTGATGTTGACACCGATGGCATTCCATCTGTTTTATTTTGCGGTGCACGGGACGATTATGAATAGCGCTCCGATAGACTTTGTCATTGGAGTGAGTGGCACCTATCGACCGCGCAGGTGGTCCATATGATACAGGTCAGATTCTTACAGCGGAATTTGATAGCCGAACAGATTCTTCCTGCGGGTCTCACAGTTGAAGTAACCCGCTACACCAAAACAGTTTTTGGGGGATGTGACAAAGCTGAAATTGAGATTACCGGAGAGCCAGAGAGGCTTTTTGAGCTGATCAACTACTTGCGGGATGGTGTGGAGATTTATGACGAAAACGGGAACCAGGTGTGGTGGGGATACGTGCAGCGTGTCGAGATCCCACATGAGCGGGTTCAAATTGTCGTTGATCTCGACGAAATGCAAAATAAGATCGCGATTGCCTATAACCTTATCTCAGCAGGAGGTAATACAGTTGGGATCCGGGGTACTTCACCCTGGATAGTGGAAGAAGACTCGATCGCAAAGTTCGGGATAAAAGAGCTCCTGGAAAGCGGCGGCTCGATGAACGCTGTTGAGGCTATCTCAATGGCAACTCGGCTGCGAAACGAATTGTGCTTTCCGAGGGTATATGTCGTTTCCAATCAAAATGCGGCTACGGCCCGAATCGAATGCTATGGATGGTGGCACACGCTTGGATGGCGTTACTGTTTTGTCCCAACGGAATTGGCTCTGTCGTTCCAAACGCTTGGTAATGCTTCTGTTGCGCTACTGGAGGGGGTGAAAGTTGCCCAAAGTTTCACGGCCACATCAGATATCAATCTGGCAGAAGTAGCAATCCACGTTCGAAAAGTCGGCGGTGCAGGGGATATCAACATTGCGCTGTGTGGGGCTGACTCGGCTGATCTACCTGGGGAAAGTATTCGCAGCGCGACCATCAATGCGGCCAACATCCAATCTACTGCGGACTGGATAAAGGCAACTCTTTCCGAAACAATAATCCTCGTGCCGGGGGAAACTTATTTCCTGACAGCCGAATCTGCCTGGTCGACTGAATCCAGTTATCAGATCATCACCCTGGACCCAAACAATGGCTATGGAGGTGGGAAATTCTTTGAATTTTCTGAAGATGCTTGGGTAGAAACAAAAAAAGACATGCCGTTCAGGCTTTACAACAATGTATTGACCGAAACATCGCAACAGCTTCAAAACTATCTCACAGACTCGGGGCAATTTTTTACTCGAATTTTCATCAATGACCGCAGTGGACTATATGCGGAAAGTTACCGTAACGGGGATACTACAACTATTACCGAAGCGGAAGATCTCCTTGCAATTGGGACCTCAGACTATCTACGGCTTTTGTCACGGGTTAACTCTGATAGATCGGTCGAGGTTTGGGAAGAGCCGGTTGAACCGCTCAATCCAGCTATAGAAATTCGATCTGACAATCACCTTTACTACAGGACGGGCTCGCCTGTGGGGGAACATTTCGATCCAACCGGAAAGTGGATATCTATCGAATCAATCATCTGGGGTGTCCTTGAAAACACGACCTTGCGGGGTACGAAGAGCTTCTTCTGCGATGGGATGGAGTGGGGAAAGGACAATGGTATACAGATGAGACCGGCTAACTGGAAAAACCCTCTCAATCTAAGGATCACAAATGGCTAACCGAGATAAATTGACTCATTTGATGAAAAAGGCAGCTCCGTTCATTGCTAGCGTTTCCGCGGGCGTGAACGAGGAAACAGTGGAGCAGGATGTTCAAGCAATCCTGATGGCCCTTGAGACGCACAAACAGAGCGCTGACCATGATACTCGTTATCCGAAGAAAGAGGTAAGTATTACCGCTGGGTGGGGACTGACGGGTGGTGGTGATTTGAGCCAGGATCGGGCTTTGAGCATTGATGAGTCCTTGAATTATGTATGGCTGGGTTTTCATACTTTTTCGGGGGGAATGATCGTAGAGGGGCCCTTCGCACTCGCTTCTGAACAATTGACTATCAACTCAGATGGCTCAGATGAAGATGTTGAGCTCAAACTGCATAGGGAAACCGGTGGTGATTTTTCTATTTTCTGGAATGGCAACATTGCCTGGACCACCAACGCTTTCAGACCAAGCGATCTTTTAATAAATCGGATTTCAGATACAGAGCCTTCTAATCCAAAGGCCGGGATGGTATGGATAGACCCAAATGGTTAAGATAAGCGTTATTACCCCACTGCACGAAAAAGGAAATCAGTACATCGAGGAGGCAATGGCCTCATTGAAAGCACAAACCTTCCAGGATTTTGAATGGATTATCCTTCAGAACAATGGTGGTTTAGTCCCAACTACTGTACGACTCTATGACAAAGTAGATCTATGGGATCATTTTGATAGTCCAAAGATCGGTGCACTAAAGAACCGAGCATGCCAACTCGCAAGAGGAGAGATCATAGTTGAACTGGATGCTGATGATCAACTCCTACCTACTGCCTTAGAAGAAATTGCTAAAGCGTTATGTAATGAAAAAGTATTCTTCTATTCTGAAAGTTTTGAGATCAAACCTGATGGCACCTCATACCTGTATGGGCCTTACTACGGTTGGAAAACTGCAACTAAATCATTGAATGGCAAGCCCCAGGAATATAATCTTAGTTTCCCGGTCAATCCCAATTCACTACGACAGATCTTCTGGTCTCCCAATCATGTAAGAGCCTGGACTAAAGAAGCCTATGATGCTATTGGCGGTCATGATAAAGACCTCGAGGTTGGAGATGATCACGATCTTATCATGCGCTTTTACATTGCCTATGGGAGGGAAGGATTCTATCAACATGAGGATCCTCTGTATATTTACAGGGTTCACCCGGGCAATACCTTCCAGGAAAAAGCACAGAAGATCGCAGAACAAAGTTGGAATAACTATAACCGGCACATGCACAAGATCTTATTGCGTTGGGCAGAAGATAATAAACTACTGGCACTGGACCTGGGCGGTAGATTCGGATCTGCTGATGGAATGAAAACAGTTGATCGCTTCCCTCCCTGTGACATCATGCTTGACCTAAGTCTTTACAATCAATTCGGATGGGGTGTATTACCCCCCAATTCTGTAGGGTATATCCGAGCACAAGACTTCGTAGAACACATGAAGGATCCGATTCAGTTTATGAATCAGGCCTATCGTGTACTGGCTCCCGGCGGTTGGTTACGTATTGGCGTGCCCTCCACTGATGGGCGTGGTGCTTTTCAGGATCCAACACATGTTAGTTTCTGGAATCTCAATTCATTCTGGTATTACACAAACGCTAACTATGCTAAATACATTCAACCTGAATATATTGGCAGGTTCCAGCTGGCCAAATTGACACAAGAGTTCCCTACTGAATGGCACAAAGAGAACAATATTCCTTATGTGTATGCAGACCTGATCGCACTCAAAGACAATGAGCCGATAGGAGAAAGTCTATGGCCACGATAAAGATCCGCAACGAAACTAATACCGGTTGGTATGAGTTCGGACATCAAGGACCGCAAGGCTACCAGGGTACACAAGGCTATCAGGGGAATCCTGGCGTACAAGGTCCTCAAGGCCCTACTGGTAATCAAGGCACTCAAGGTTCAACTGGTCCTCAAGGTGAAGAAGGATCTCAAGGAAGCGTAGGCGTGCAAGGCCCACAGGGTTTGACTGGTAGTCAAGGATCTGTAGGAGAAACTGGTGCTACTGGTCCACAAGGAAGCCAGGGCTATCAGGGATCCACTGGGGCTACTGGTGCCCAAGGTCCACAAGGCTTGACTGGTACTATCGGTAGTACCGGAGAACAAGGGCCACAGGGTAATCAAGGCGGGCAAGGTGCGGTTGGCAACACTGGCCCACAGGGTACGCAAGGTGTACAAGGAGCCACTGGTCCCCAAGGTCTCCGAGGCTATCAAGGCTATCAAGGGAGACAAGGAACACAAGGCGTACAGGGTACGGTTGGTGCTACTGGAGCACAAGGAAGCGCCGGAGCCACTGGCCCACAGGGTGCAGAAGGTGCAGAGGGAGCGCAAGGTCACCAGGGATACCAAGGCATTGAAGGTAATCAAGGTGCACAAGGCGCAATGGGACCAGAGGGTATTGTCTGGCGTGGAGACTGGACTACTGCCACTTCATACAATCAGGACGATGCTGTTCATTATGACGGAGACAGTTATATCTGTTTGACTGGCCATACCTCAAGCACGCCACCGCCTAATGTCAACTGGTCACTACTCTCACAAGAAGGTGCTCCAGGACCTCAAGGCCCCCAGGGTTTAGCAGGTGCACAAGGGCCCACTGGACTGCAGGGTAATCAAGGTGCTGTAGGTGCTCAAGGAAGCACTGGCGCAACCGGAGCGCAAGGTACACAAGGTGTACAAGGATCCCAAGGTGTACAAGGCTTGAAGGGTGCACAGGGCGATACTGGTGATCAAGGCGATACTGGCCCCACTGGACCGCAAGGCGTGCAAGGATCCCAAGGCAGTCAAGGCCCTACCGGTTTGATAGGTTTGACTGGCCCTCAAGGTAGTCAGGGTGCCACAGGATCTCAAGGTGCAACAGGCCCACAAGGTCAGCAGGGATACCAAGGTCAGCAGGGTTTGACTGGCCCACAAGGGTATCAAGGTCAGCAGGGTTCTCAAGGTAATCAGGGTTTGACTGGCCCTCAAGGTTTGACTGGACCGCAGGGTTTGACTGGACCTCAAGGGTTTCAAGGCTTGACTGGAACGCAAGGCTTGACCGGACCGCAAGGCCAACAAGGTTTACTAGGCCCTCAAGGTGACATTGGACCGCAAGGCGATCAAGGCGAGACCGGACCAGAGGGAGCACAAGGTAGTCAGGGTGCTCAAGGTGCCCAGGGTTTACTCGGTGATGTACTAGCCCATGCAGTTACTATTGGAGACACTGGTTATTTCCAGATCGGCACAAGTTATCCTCTAATCAAAATTCAAAATAATGGTATAGAAGGCCGGGAAAGTGAATCCGTTCCTTATTTTCGACTAGGAAATATGGTAGGTTATTATGGAATAGGTCTCGGCATGAATAACTGGGGGCTTGGCTTTGGCAACTATGCAAGCGGACAATATCTTCTATACATGAACAATGTCTTGAGACTCTTTGGGGAGATCCATGCAACCTCTGGAGAGTTGGGTGATCTGGATATTATAGGAGATCTTACAGTAAATAATGGTAGCGTTATTGCAGGAAGCGGAGATGTAATACTGAATCAAGAAGGAATTACATTGAACACTTCAGATTCCTTAGATGATGCCGGAGTACTAAAAATTACAGATATTAACGGCAATATAGTAGGTGGTTTCTATGGATATAAAATAGGAATAAACTCCGACAATAACGTATTTATAGAAACACAGGCTGACCCTACAAACCAATATTCACGCGCCGACACACGTATAGTGGCAAGAGGCGATTATGCAGGTGCCGTGATGCAAGTAGTTCCAGATGGCATGGGCAAAATTGGAACGATTTCTTTATATAGAGATACTTATGAAAATACAACAGAAGCGACTATCAATGCAGATAGTTTAACCATTTGGGGAGGCGTACACATTGGAGATTACACTGACCCAGGAACAAATAACTTAGTTGTCGAAGGCACAATCAAGGATGGTGATGGGGTTTTGTATGGCAGGCCAGTATTCCTGACCACTCCACTGACCTCAACAGATTGGGATGGCGATACCAAGACAACCTCGAATCGAGCAGTTGTAGACTTGAGTTCGGTATTTGGCGTTCCGGCTGGCGTGAAAGCGGTAATGATGACCATTCAAACACAAGCGAACGCCGTAAATGATTACATCCGTTTTGGCCCGAATAGCACTTATAACTATGCCCTCACTTGCAGAACTACTGTAGCCTCTCAAATCGCTCACGCCTCCGGCATTGTTCCTTGTGACGCGAATGGCGATGTCTACTGCTACCCGTCCGGAACAGTTGAAGGTATATGGGTTTGGATTTGGGGNNCCATTTGGAATTGACATCAGCCGTTGGCAATACGGCCAGGATATCGCAAAAGATAAGCCCGACTTCAATATCATCAGGAGTAAGGCTAAGTATATTGGCATACGAGCCGGTATGTCCTGGGGCTACACGGATCCAACCTTCCGTAATTCCTGGGCTGAGGCTGAAGGTATGTACAGGATCGCCTACCATGTAGTCTATGGTGGAGAAGATGCTGAAAGGCAAATGAAACATTTCCTTAGCATTGTCAATCCTGGTCCTAATGATGTACTGGCCCTGGATCTTGAAGTAGATCATGGCTACAGCCGGGCAAAGTTCACTGATACAGTAGTGAAGTGTATGAATTACATCTTTGAAAAAACAGAACGACTTCCCATAATTTACAGCAGGGCTTATTGGATCAATGAATATATTGACGTAAGCAAACTCCCTGAAGATACTCAATGGTGGTTAGCCTATTATCGCAAATCTAATCCTTCTGGATTTACACCAGAAGCAGATCCTCCCCCCTTGCTCCCAACAGGGGTGAGTGC